CTGTCAAGAAAATGCTGAACAATCCCAAGGCAAAAGAAAGTCTTGCCAGTAGAAGACTCACCAGCGATAGCAGTGATCTTGTTGGAGGGAACTCCACCGTAGATTGAACCGCTAACCAAAGCATTGAAAATGTGACTACCAGTATCAATGAAATCAGCATTGTCTCCTGCTGAGACACCATCACTAACAAGTCCTGCATAGTCATTACCAATCTCCTTTGCTACATCTGTTAAAAAACTCATGTTATCTCAAAAAATTTTGTAATATAATTAGAACGTTTCATGGCACGTTCAAACCATTTGGCTTCGTCTTTACAAAAGAACTCTTTCTCACTAGGATTTTCTCCAGCACTAAAGGCTCTTTGGTATTCAACAATGTATGTGGTCATCCGAATAGAAATTCAAGGTTAGCAATTTTTTCTGGTTTCCATCCTATCGTATTCATGATGACCTTAATCGGTTCAAGAAAACTCTTGTTGAATTGTAAGTCATAATCCACCTGTTTGTCAAGCCCAAACTCAGGAGGAAACGTGCCCAAGAAACTGATCACATTTTCTCCGATTTTGTTGGGTGTCTTTAAGTACACAAATTTAATCTTTTCGCCATCCTGTATTAAGGGATACTTGTGTTTTAATTTGTTTTTCTTATTATGAAAATTGTAGAGTAATGCCCCTCTAACATGAATAGGTGTTCCTTTTGAATAAAGGGTAGCAGGATGTGCCCATTTATTTAGATTATTACAACCTCTTGGAAATGAGATGTCTTCAATAGGTAATGATGTAAACTTTTCCCTAAAATCAGCAATAAATTTCTGTGCTGCGTCCTCATCTTCATTCACAATAACTGTCAATGCGTCTCTAATTGCTGTACGACAAGCAGCAGGAGTAGAGGACTTAACTGCTTCCAAACCCATGATCTTAAGTTTAGGTTTCTCATATCGAACACCTTCACTATCCCACACATTAAGAATGTAACGTTTCTTAGCAGTCCATATACCTTTATTAGCAATGTTCTCTCGCTTCATGAACATCTTCTGTTCATAAGCACCTACGTACTTGGCCAATTCTTCATAAGAACTCGTAATATACTTCTCAAGTTCCATCTCACAGATCTTATTAAGGAACGAGACAACGCTCTTATCAGTTTTCTCTCTGCCCTTGTATACAGTTTCGACCAAAGGACCAAGGTTGAGGTAGATACTATCAGTATCACTAGCAATAACATAATCTTCCTCCTCTGTTTTAAGTATCTTGTTTAGATACTTATTCATTTTGTTTTCAATCCAACGGATGCTAACCTGCCCACTGAGAGTAATCGCCTCAGCATTAGATAAGTTGTAGTATCTAAAGTACTGGTTTCCAATGGCACCATAAGCCGAATTGAGCTGGATCTTTCTAGCCATTTGGATGTTATTGAATTTACTAATATCTCTTTGTAGTTTGGCACTTGGCGAAACTTCATAGTCCCGCTTCGCTTGGAGCATTTTCTTTTTATAAATCGTTCGCTCATCATAAATCTTCTGCATAATTTCTGGTAAGAATCCATACACATCCTTACGGTACTGAGCACCGTTAGCACATGTTGCGAACTCAGGGTCAATCTCTACCTCTTGATTTAAGATCCTCTCAACGCTCGCACTGGGATGTCTAGTCTCCCTGAGGGTTTCTGGTGAGATATTGTACTGCATAATAAGATGAGGGTACAAGCTATTAAGGTCAAAACTGACCACCCAATCATACTTTCCTGGAATCGGTTCCTTGACATATGCTCCTGCGTATTTTTCATCTTTTTTAGATCCCTTTCGGGGTGGAACAACAATGTTCTTCTCACGTAGATAATTATAAATGATGGTATCCCACATGCGAACCTGTGAGTACACATCCTCAAAGTTTACCTTCGCATCATAAGACATAGTGATTGCTAGTTCAAGCAACTTCATCTTATCTTCAAGACGGTCAATTAGTTCAACGTCTTGGATGTTATATTCCATGAACTTCTGCCAGTCAGAGGTATAGAAGTCCTTAAAATTTTGGTATTCAGAGTGATCAACTTTTCGCTGACCAAGTTCGACGAAAGCGATGTGGTCAAGTCTGTAAGACTCTTGATTTGTATATGTAAACTTACGATATAGATCAAGGTAATCAAGGATATTAACACCAGAAATATCATACGCATAGTTTTTACGTCCTTGAACAAAGACTTCCCTCTCATTTGCACGGTTCCATGGTGACAGACTCTTCATCCATTTCTCACCAAGAACTCTATTTACACGTCTAGCAATGTATGGTACGTCATATAGATTCACATTCCAACCAGTCAAGATATCAGGTGTATTCTCAACCCACCAACCAAGAAAATGTCTAAGCATCTCTTGCTCATTCCAAAAAATGTGAGACTCTACACCTTCTGGTGCTTCAAATTCACGAGTTGCCCAACAATAATACTGCTTAGTCACCATGTCTTTAATGGTGATTGACAACATTTCTTCTGCTGCCTCTTCTACATTAGGGAATCCATTCTCACATTGAACCTCAATGTCCATTGCGTAGATCTTCATCTGGTTAATAGTATAATCAACCTCATCAGGAAACTCTTGGGTAATAAACTGATATACAAATCTCTCATACCCATGGACTTTAAACCCCTGAACATTTTGATACTGTTGAATGAACTCCCTTGCTTCTCGTGAAGATTCAAATTTAACTGGGCGAACATTCTCACCCTCTAGAGTTTTATACTTCTCCTCCTTGTTTGAAGTTACAAATAAGGTAGGACTAAAATGGGCACGAGATTGGACTCTTTGCCCATCCTCGTACCCACGATAGAGAATTGTATTACCTGCAAGTTGAACGTTGGTGTAGAACCTACTCATTCTGTGCGTTGTACTCCTTGGTAATTTCTTCTGATGCATCCACTATAGTCAAAACTGACTCAGATGTCAAGAACAAATCACGTTGTGAAGCAAACGCAGGAAAGGGTGACAATACTCCTTCAGGAGAAATACTAAAACATTTTTCAACTAAGATTGCAGGTTCTTCATCTAACTCAGTCACTTGACCGATTAGATACTCACTCCTGTTTGTCATCAACAGGACTTTCAGATTCGATTCCATTTGTTGCTCCAACTAATTCAGTGTATTTTGCGACTACATCATCATGTGTTTCATATGCACTGATAATTTCATCATAACGAACAATAAGTTTTTGTTCTTTTGCAAGAGGTGCATAAGGTTCCATAGTAATTTCAGGATTACTGAGTTTATGGATGTTACCATCATCATCCTCAGCAGTCATTCCTTCAGAAACCCAAACCACATATGGTTGAATTAACTGATACCCAAGAATCTTTTTATCTTGATCTCCCTCTTGACTAATTTCACGGATGTCACAGATGACATCTTCACCGTTTCTTGTTCTTACGACCCTTACGCTCATAGTCCCTCCGTTCGATTTCGTGTACTGCTTCCTTGATAATATCCTTAAGGATTCTATCTTCGGATATATTTTTTTGTTCTGCGATGGGTCTAACATGCCGCAGAAGTTCTTCAGTATAACCTGAAGGTACCTCTAATGTCAAGAGGTCTGACTCACCACCATAGGTGTTTGGTTTTAAATTTACATAAACATTCATAGTAACCTCAAACAAAAAAGAGACCCATCGGGTCTCTTCTGTTGTATAGTATATAGTTATTTTTTATCATCCCATAACTCAACATGTTTAACAGTATCTACATAACCTCTGATATTAAATGATACTATAGTCCTTCTCTTATCTGATCTATTAACAGGTGCTTCATGTAATATAGATGAAGGGAAGAGTACCATGTCTCCCTCACTTATAGGTGGTTGGAAGGTATCTATGTTACCATTCCAAGGTTTTCTAAATGGTGAGTAGAACATAGTAGACTCATGTACCTCTGGATCAAACTCAACATAGATAACTGATGACCATCCACTGTTTCCATGACAGTGTACCTTATGCTCTACATTCTTATAGTATTTTTGGTACCACATGTCAATAAACTCTAGTCTCCCCTCTTCACTGAAGTCTGCTAGATATGGTTTGATCACACCTAATACTGTATGGAAATAACTAGGGAGATCTTCTTTACCTTCCTTTGAATTGAAAAAGAAGTCAGTATACAATCCATTACATTGATGTGCTACTTGTGTATCATCCTCTGCTGGTAATGCATCTAATATCTTCTTCTTATTCTCAGACCAATTCTCTATAGGATAATGCACTATAGGAACATTGAACATAGAATGTACAAATCCTAATTCTTTACCTTCCATAATTTTTCATTTACCAATTTTCTCAACAGCATCCCTTGACTTCTGTAGTATGTCACCTCTGAGTGGTACATAACCTAGCACAGATGCCTTCTCTTGATACTCTGTAGAGAGTAACGTTCTAAAGGTATCCTTCACTGCTTCAGTCTTGTTACCATTACCAGTTTCATAAGCAAGTACCCATGTAAGCGTAGCA